GGCCTTTAGCTTGCGAGCGGCACCGATTGATGAAGGGTTCATCATCAGACCGACTGAAGCCTTGCGACGGGTAGCTGCATCAACCGAGTAAATTAGGTCAATTAGGTTGTCAGCGGTAAAGGCACCAGTTACGCCAGTAGCTCCGGTTACACCAGCGCCAGAAGCGGTAACAATACCGTTTGGCTGTGATGATCCAGTTCCAGTGGTTAGAGCAGCGTTGACTGCATAGCCTATGCCGTTACCAGCTTGCTCGGCTAGGTGTGAGCCTAGGTCGAAGCCTGCGTCGGTTACTAGCTCTGAAGCTGCCTGAATGATCCCGCCGTACTTGTAAGCTCCAAGCGTGATGCTTGCATATGTAGGCTCTACGTCGTCTAGTGCTACTCCGGCACCCTTTAGGGTCATAGCTGAGTAAGCTGACAAAGTTGGGATTGTGAGGTCTTCGCCTGAAGTCGTCTGGATGATTCCAGGAACGTCAAGCATTGGGCCTACTGAACGTGCAACACTGAATACCTGGTCGTAGAACGACTTAGGAACGGTGTTTGTAGATGGAACTAGAGCGGCACGCTTCTCAAAGGTGTGTCCACGCTGCTCGCCCGATGCCATTGCACGGAAGATGTCAGATGCGGAACGCTCTTCGGCAACGGCAGGAATAAATCCCTTAGCTGCTACAGATGCTTCTAGTGCGCGAGCATCGTTGCGGGTTGCAGCGGTGATTGTCGCGTCAGCCTTTGCGATGTCGGCTTCGATTGCATTGATCTTTGATAGTTCTTCAGCGTCAAGTCCGCGTGCCTCAGAGTCAGCAAAGTCTAGGACTTCTCTAACCTGTGTAATGAGGTTGTTGCGGAGTTCTTGCTGAGATTTGATAAACTCAGACATTTAGTCTCCTTAGTTATTTTTGATAGATTTGCAGTGGCGCTGACGCTCAACTGACTAACGCAGGTGCTGACACGCATACGATTCTTCAATTTTACAAGAAGTTTCCACAGGGTAAAGGAAACCCCCAGAGAGAAGGGTAAATCTCTGGGGGAACCCGCCTGAAGACCGCGTAAAGTTACCTGGTTTCTTCAGCCTTTGTTATGCGGGTTTCTTTTGCTGGCCTGTCGAATTTGGCAGTCTCTACGACCTTGCCGTCACTCTCGAGAGCGTCTAGGCCAACTATTGCATCAGCCCACTTGTCCGCCAAAAGAAATACAGAGCCGGACTCAGGGTTTCCAGCAACCTCAAGGATTGCCTTTTTGATTTGATCTTTGGTTGCCATGTTATTTCCTATCCAATAGCTGTAACTTCTTTTTCTTGAGTTCAAGCAATTCCAGGTTACCGGTAGGTACTTGCTCTGCTTCTAATTCTACTTCTACTTCGTCCACCGCTTCAGCAACGGCTTCTGGTGCCAAGGTGTCTATAACCCTGCTTAGCATTTCTTGCTCTTCACTTGTGATGTTTAGACCGTCTTCAATCTTGCCTAGTGCATCTGCCAAGGCCTCTGCGTTTACATCTGCTCGCTTAGCAGTCTCTTCAAACTTGCGTACCGAAACGGTTCCGGCGGTTGCCGTGTAAGCGGGCCATGCTACTACTGAAACTTCGTGAAGCCTGACCGACTTTAGTGTGCGCTCAGAGCCATCGTTAGACCAAGTATCTCCGCCTTGCGGGACACTGAATCCGAAAGACATTGCATCTACGTCACCGCGGCGTAAAAGCTCTGCAACATCGCGACCACGGGAAGTGTTGGGCAACACACCTTCTACTTTTAGCCCTCGGCCATCTTCACTTAGGTTTAGAGTGCCTGCTCTTGTAGAGCCAAGGATTTCGCCAGAGTCGTGGTTCCATAGGAACTTGATGTCGTTACGCTGACGCAAGGAGCGCTTGAAAGCGCCTTTAGCAATTCTCTCGGTGAAAGGTAGTGGCTCAGAAGGGCTGTCAAACAAAGCAGCGTAACCGGTAAAGTGCATACCGTCGCTCTCTTCTCTTATTTCAAAGCCAGCTACGTTGACACGTTGTTCCATTTTCGACACTATGCGTCTCCTAGTTTTTCTTCTTCTTCGAGTTTACCACCTTGGTTACTCTTGGCTGCTGCTCGCTTGTTTGAACCTTGGGAGTTGGCTCCTGAATAACTTCTTTTACAGGCTTTGGGGTAGGTGTTGCGGGTTGCGCAACAGGCTTGTTAGTTGTAACTGGTATTCCGTTGCTGCCGTTGATAAGTGCCATCGGTTTCTTTCCGCTCCCTAATTAGCTTTGAGTTATTGCGTCTGCTTGTAGCTGGACTGAATCTTTGCCCGAATGTGTAATTGCTGGCAAGCCAAGCTTTGCCATTACGTCTTCTGGTTCAAAGCCAATCTGTATTAGCTGTTGTGCCATCTCTACCTTTTGGTTCATAACGCTTAGGTCAGCGGCGGCAAGGTTGACATTGGCAAGCGGCACTCTGACAGTCTCGGCAGAAGGGTCTTCAATCGGGCGTAGGTCTTCAAGCGCCCTTACGTCGTTGATTGAATAAACGCCAGCTTGCAACAAAGTGCTGTATGACTGAGTGCGAGAATTCATGTCGGCACGTAGCAGCCCATCTAGGCTTATCTTTACAAACGCAGCCTCTAGACCAGTCTCTTGCGATAGCAAGCTTGAGAGTGCGCCTTCTAGCTTCTGAGCAATAGGCCTTAGTGTGTGAGTAACAAAGGCGATGTTGTTCTGCTCGACCGAAGCGTAGGTGTTAGTGCCTGGTAGTCCCAGAAGGTGCGGCGGGATGTTGAAAGCTCTTGCGACGTCTTCTACTGCCATTCTGCGGCTGTCTAAGAACTGCGCCTGATCGTTTGGCACGTTGGTCGCCTTGTATTGCGCTCCACCAGTAACAATCGCGGTCTTGTGGGCTTTTGACCAACCTCGGTGGCGAGAGTCAAAGGCGTTTTGCATATCCTTTGCCTGCTCAGCAGTCAAGTTGCCTGGCACCTCCAAGATGCCTGAAGTCTGAGTTCCAGATCCAAAGAACTTAGCTGCATAAGCTTCTAGTGCCTTTGCAAGACCGAAGTTTTCCTTTAGGGCATCTACGCGAGACAATCCTCGTAAGCTACCGGGTCGAACTACGTCTGGGATAAAGATTATGTCTTCTGAGTTCAACATCTCGTCTTCGCCCTGCACTTCGTACATGACACGGCCAAGACCGTTGCGTCTAATCTCTACTTCAGTAGGATTTAGAACAACAAGGTTTACAATCTGTGAAGATTCGTTGCGGTAGATGCGTATGAACGTGTTGCCGTCCAATAGCAAAGAAACGATAGCAGAGCCGTAGAAGGCTTCGCGAGTTGTGTCTACGTCTGGCTTTAGAACCCAAGCCGGACGCGGCCTAAGCGGGTACCTAGCGCCTTGCGTGCGTATGTAAGCGTCCATTGGCAAAGTTGCCAAGGTGTCTGAAATCAAAGATACCGCAGAGAACACGGCGTTGATTGTCATGGCGCTCTCGGAGTTGATTGCAACGCCAGCTAGTGACTGAGTATCGGCGTAATCGCCAGAGCCCCAGATAGTCTGAAAGTTGATTGAACGCTTCTCAAAGAAGTTGTTCAGCATTACTTACGCTCCAATGCGAGGCCGAAGACGACCATAGAGATGCCAGCAAAGATAATACCTGCTGGTAGCCAAAAGATTGCCGCGCCTACTGAAATTAGCACCGCGCCTGAAACTTGTAAAATGTTAGCCAACATAACCGCCTATATAAATACTTGTGGCACTACTTCTTCCATTCTACCGATGGTAGCCCTTTCGTAAGCAATTACAGCAGCTACGGCCGCGTCAATCTTACGGTTGCTATTACGGTTTTCTTTGACAATACGGGGGCCAAGGTTGTCTATCTTTAGTGCGCAGTTGTCCAGGTGCCGTGCCAACAGTGGATCACCTGACTGCGTGAACTTGGCTTCCATTACTCCGTCAAAGAATCTTGCTGTTGCCTTCACCATGCGTGCTGCGCTTGTAGACGGAAACTCTACGATTGGCAGGCCACGCTCTTCTTCCAAGAAGGCCATAGTGCGCTGCCAGCGGTAAGGGTCACAGGCTATTTCTCGTACCTTCGGGTGCGCTTGGCAAAAGTTGACTATCTCGTTCTCTACATCTGTGATGTTTACGCGCCATGAGTTGTCGTCGTCTGGCTGCTTCTCCCAAGCCTTGATTAGGAACAAGTGTGGAGGCGTATCGTCCTTCTCAATAGTGCAACCGACAAGCACGCTGGTGTCACCGCTAAAGGATCCGTCAAAGCCGATGATAAGCTCGTCATCAGCAGTAATAACACGTTCGGCTTCTAGCTCTTCCCACTTGCCCGACGGTAGCCAAGTTAGGTTGCTTGACACCCACTGGTTACAGCGCTTGGTACGGAACTCGGCTTCGGGAGTCCTAAGCACGGTGCTTGCAAAGTCGGCTATGTCATTGATGTCTCCGTAGCCAGGGTTAGCATCTTCCCAAGTCTTAGGGTCTTTATAGTCGGCGTCGGCGTCGGCTTCCCACCATGCCATGAAGAAGCTCGGGTCAACAACCTCACCTCGGGCCACCTTCTGTCCATATTGATAAAGGCCGTAGGCGATTGAGTCTCTGCCCGACTTATCGGACTTCTGGCCTGCCGTAGTGATACAGAACATCGTGGCAAGGTCGCCTCGCGCTCCTTGTGCCAGTTGCATAACGTCAAATAGCTCGCGGTCAGGCTGAGCGTGCAGTTCGTCAAAGATAACCATTGTGGGGGACAAGCCCTCCTTGGTAAAGGCTTCGGCGCTTAGAACTCGGTAGACCGAACCTGTACTTGGGATTTCTATAGCGTCCCTGTAGATTTTCGCCATGCCTGCAAGGTCGGGGTCAGCTTCTAGCATTTTCTTGGCCTCACCGAACACAATGCGAGCCTGATCCTTGTCAGCAGCGCAGGAGTAGACTTCGCCACCTTTAGGGCCGGTAAGCAAAGACCAGAGTGCGATGCCG